CCTTGCCGTCGCCACCAGCGGTCAGCGCAGATGCTTCCTTCAGGTAGGCATTCATCTGCTCTTCGCTCTGGAACATCACCAGTTCTTTTTCGAACTGGCTCTTCCCGTTAGCGATATTCTTCAGTTGCTCACGCACATGACGGTTCACATCCTGGCGGATCGTCTTGGCAATGGGCTTGATAATGCCGGGGGCTTGAACGGAAGCAACTTTGGCTTCCAGTGCAGCGATCTTTTCTGCGACTTCAGACTTCACCGACTCAACGGCGGTCTCGAGCTTGGCGGTTTGCTGGGCTTCAATCTGATCCAGCTTTTCGAGGATAACGGTGGACATCTTCAACCTTTCAGTTTTTGGGACAGGACGCGGAGCAACTCACGCTCTTCAAGAGCTTGGAGGATTTCCGCTTCATTGGTCACTTCCGCGTCAGACTCACTCTGGTGCGGCGCAGTAAGCTCCTCTTGCACAGCATCACGCTGCTCCAAGACTTGCTTAAAAGTAGACGCGGCAGTGACCGCATCTTTCCTAGATAGCCCTGCCTCACGCAGAGCCGACTCCAGAACCTTGAGATCAGCAGAACCGTCAGGCCGGAAAAACTCCAGCTTCTTGACTTCTGCCATCGGGTTATTTGGGTACATCACCACGGATACTTCCCGCAGACCACCCTTCGTGATCTGGAAGTACCCTTCGTACATGTCGTCTTGACTGCACATGGAACCGTCTTCTTTGACCATGCAGTATTCATCTGCATAAGCCCCGACAGAAACGCCACCAAACATATTGGGGCTCTCCGTCATGATCTGATACAGGTCAGACCCGGCAGTGGTGTTCAGGTAAAGACGGCCGTTTGCGTTCATGCCCTCATCGTCAAACTCAAAGCTAGTCCACTCGCCTACAGGCATGGTCTCGCTCATGTGATTGACGAACATCGGCAGAGGTTTGCCCATCTTGCCGAACTGCTCGGCCCAGGAAGCAAAACCCTCGGGTTTATAGAAGAACTTGCGCCCGTCTGCGCCTTCTCGGGCACCCCAAGTGGTTACCCTCGCTTCAATCTTTCCGCTTTCCTCTGCCTTTTCGGGCAGGTTTAGCTTCGCTTCGCAGACCAGATTCAGTTTCATTGATGACCCCTAGTTTACTTTGGTCATTATCTTGTATTTTAGGGGCAACGGGTGCAACAAAAGCAATAGGCTTACGCACCTGATTTGCTAATGCTACCAGAATTCTTTTATCAAGTTGTGCCAATGTTCATCCTAGTTCGTTGATTACCACCACCACCCCCAGTGTCTTGAGGGCTGGACCCAGGTATCGGCTCATCTTTCGTATCTTTGACCAACTCATCACCACCGTCAATGTCAGACATTCCCAAGTAGTTTCGAGCCTCGTTTGGCGTAAGGATACCACCAGATACACCTGCCTTAGCAAAATTCATTTGATCCAGCGGAGCGCCCTTCAGGAAGTTTCGAGTATCAAACTCAATGCATAAAGTTGGGTAGCTAGTCAAAAGATGTTGCTTGAGTTTCTGTTGGACGTTTACCAACACAGGGTAAATCGTGGACTTGTAAAACTCATCCAGCATGGTTTGCGTGTTGTTGTACTTGGATTCTCCGATCCCAATCATGGAAGGAGGAACACCAAACACACCACACAGTCGCTTCATCGTCTGGAGCTTTAACTCACGCGCATCAGCGTCCTGAAGGTTGAGCATCTCCAGAGGCATGTACTTCATGCCCTGGTCGAGCAACATTCCTTGTCCAGGCTTTGACTGATCCGCCCTTTGGCTCCCGGTCATGTTCGCCCAGGCTTCCTTCAGTCGAGCAGCGATCTCTTTGTACTTGCCGTCAGGGATCACCGCCTCGGTCACGAACATGCCAGAAGGCTTAGCCCCGTTCAGCATCACGTAGTTCGCGTACAGGTCGATGTCTTGGTCAAGGGAGACAAGTTCCGCCGCCAGGATAGCCTTGTTAAAACCCGCGCTTCCTTGCCAGGCCATGTCTTTGGTGTGCATGACTTGATGCGACATCAAAGGCTCATCACGGTTGAACCCGTAGGCCGGTGACGAAAGACGGTAGGTCGGGTAGCGAGTAGGAGTAACCTGAACCGCAATCAGGGTACTGTCGAGGATGAATGCCTCAATCGGGGTTTGGGTTGTGTTCTCTTGGTCTTTTCTCCACCAGAGAGTAAATACCTCTCCAGAGAGTTCGTGCCACATCATCCACTGATACCAGAATTCGTATTGGGACTGAAACTGGTTAGGATTTGAGAGAAGGGACATGACCTGTCGAGCCTTGGTCATGTTTCGAGTGCCTACAGACTCATCTTCACAAGCGTCAACATATTTGCCGTCAGGCATCCGGCACATCACCTTTACAGGCAACTGCGAAATAGTCCGCGCCTTCAGAGCCACACATGCCATGACCGTGCTGTTCCTAGAAAGCAGGGACATATCCACCACGCGCCCAGCATCGTTGACCGAGCTTGTGGTGACATACAAAAGTTGGCTATTGACAGAGCTTTTGGTGCCGCTTTTAGACCAAAGAATCTGATTGCCGAGCGCAGTTTGCCCAAACAAAGCATTGTTTTCTTTGGTTGTTTTCCTACGAAATACGTCCAAAATGCCCATGTCAGACTCCTTTTCCCGTCACTTTACCACTCTAAAGACCTGAAACCAAACGATTCTGACACGAATACATTATCTAGGTGGCCGTGAACCGCCATGATCATGGCAATAATGCCGTCAACCTTGGCACTGGGGTCTGCTTCGTTCTTCCGAACCTTGATGTTGTCGTTGACATCCTTGTAAACCTCACAGTTTCCGAGTTGCCAACCAACAAAAGGATTGCCATCGTGGTTAATAGCCTTCTTCATGATCAACTCTTCCGTCGCCTTACTCGGGCTTGACAGCATTGCCATGCCCTGGCCTACCTTGACTACCGGAAGTCCGTCCGCGTACAGGTTAGCCACCAAAGCAGCAGCGTTGTACGGGTCGTAATTGATCTGCTTTACCTCATACTTTTCACATAGGTTGCGGATATATTTCTCGATTTCCCCGTGGTCGGTGACGTTACCCGGAGTGAGCTTGAGAATCCCACTCGCTTGAGCTTGTAGGTAGGTAGGTCGGTAGTGATTTGGAACGAGGTCAAGCGACTCTTCCGGCAGGAAGAACTGAAATTCCGCAAAGAACCTCTCTTCAGAATACCTGTGTAACGTGCAAATTGCGTTGAGGTCGCGGGAGTGCGCCAAGTCAAAAGCCACAAAGGTGGACTCTGGTTTATCAGTTGGTTTGGCGGATACGGAGCTATCCCAGAAGCGGCGATCCACCCAAGCAGCGTTTGCAGAGACGTATACATTCAACTGCTTGCAGAGGAACTCATTAAGACTCGCAGGCTTCGCTGATGCCTCATCGGCCATATGCTGGATGTGGTCGGTAGACACCGAAATCCCGAGCATAGGGTTCGCCTTTGCCCAGGTTTTTTGGTCTTGCCAGTTGTCTCCAGCATCGATGGAGTACAGAAGCCCAAACCACCGCCCGTTGTCTTCCGCCGCTCCTCGAAGGACCGTCCTGAAATAGTTGAGGTCTTCATAGAACTTGGTTTCCTTAGTGAAGCTGGCCGTCGTCAGATAAATCCGAAGAGGATTCTTCCGAGCACCCATGCCCGAATGAAGAACCTCAATAGACGCCCTCTCAGTGATCTGCGCCGCTTCATCTACCATTGCGCATGAAGGGTTCTTTCCGTCGCCGGTCTTCCTATTCTCGCGGGACAGGGCTCGGTAGGTGGAAGTCGAGTCGCCCTGCTTCTTGATCTCGTTGCGGTAGACCAGATACTTCGCCGCGAGGTTGGGGTCCATAGACTCCACAATCGCTTTGGATGAGTCAAAGCAGATGGATGCCTGTTCCCGGCTAGTCGCAAGCGTAAACACTTCCGCTCCAGCATCACCGAACATCAACTCATACAGAGCGATGATCGACGCGACCGTGGTCTTACCCGACTTTCGAGGCACATAGAGGATTACGTCCGTCACCCAACGCTTACTGTGGTCTGACTTGGCTCGAAAGCCATAAAGCCCACAGAGGAACATGATCTGGAAAGGCTGAAGCTCAATCGGCTTTCCAGCATCCGGCCCCTTAACGTGGTTGCAGAAGCGGACGAACTTGAGGATGTGTTCTGCTTTGGCAGGTACAAACTCATACGGAGCGTCCTTGCGCTCCGCCATGTCGAGGAAACGCTGGCAGGCGAGTTGTACGTCCTCGCAAGCCTGGATGTCGCCTCGGGTTACTCCGGTTGCGTATTGGAATGCAGGTTCTAGCAAATTACTCATTCAATAATTTCCATGCTTCTGCTGCACACAATGGAACTTGTCCGTTACCAATGGCTTTAAGTCGGTCCACCCTAGCGGCCACCCCATGAGCCACTCGACCCAAGTTGGGTTCAGAGAACCACCAGCTTGAGCCGCCAAAGTCGGCGTGTTGCGTTCGTGTTCCGACGCAAAACCACCTTCTTTTGCGTTGTGTGCTGTTGGAGTCGGCCACATCTTGACTGCGGTTGCCAATCCATCCCCGCTGGTCGCACTTGCTCCCTTGCGGTTGTAATTCCCGCACACCGTTAGCGTGGGCCACAAGCCAGAATCTGTCCCGCTGATGGTTTGCCCCAACGTCGGCAGCTCCCAGCACTGTCCAGCGGCAGTCATACCCGAGCGCGGCCAGATCACTGAGGACTCGACCGAGTCCCCGAGTAAGGAGAGCTGGGCTGTTTTCCACGAAGACGTAACGCGGTCGAACCTCGCCAACGATCCGCGCCATGTGTCCCCACATCCCTGATCTGGCTCCGTCAATTCCTGCTCCCTTTCCAGCCACGCTGATGTCTTGGCAGGGAAAGCCTCCAGATACGACATCAACACGGCCTCGCCACGGTCTGCCGTCAAAGGTTTGAACGTCATCCCAAATCGGGAAAGGCGGGAGAAGTCCGTCATTCTGTCGGGCGGCAAGTACGCAAGCTGCGTAGGGTTCCCACTCGACAGCACAGACGGTTCTCCACCCGAGCAGGTGTCCTCCGAGAATTCCGCCTCCAGCTCCAGCGAACAAGGCAAGTTCACGAAGTCCATCAAACTCTTGCTGATCAACCATGCCATATCATCCTCTACAAGCAAATATAAAAATGTAGAACAAATGTTCGGCTTTTATATTGGTGTTTACCCTTAGGCGGCAGTGAAGAGTTCATCAACCGTTGTGACCTTGTTGTTTAGTTTCGGGCGGCCTCGAGCAACAAGCCCAAGCTCGCCTAGTATCTTGATAGCCTTGTCGGCCATTTCTGTCCTGATCTTGTACCAAGGGCTAGTAGCCGTTCCAGAGTTGTACTGAGTAGTCAAACCCAGTTCCCTAATCATCAGTTCTGCCTCAATCAAACTGTTCACCGTCATCGACAAAGAACCAATCATAAATTCATCGCTCGGGGTCAGCGGGCCAGTAGACGCCTCGACCTCC